AGCCGCTCGTATGACGGCCACATATGTGCCTTCCGTAGCGCTGGGATTCCCGGTGCAGCGCTTCCCCGCCGCATTTAGCGATATTAATGCCACCAATCTGTTAATCGATGCGTCTGGCGAGAAAATCGCCTATTGTGGCTATTTTTGGACACCAACGCGCGAGGGCAAAACTGTTGACGGTGTCGAGTGCCGGACAGGAGCGATTACAGATTCTGGTGGAACCATTACGACAAGTATCCAGAATGTCGATCTGACAGCCGGTGTCCCTATGCGGCCCAATGAAGGCACGCCGCTCGTCTCGCTGGCAGACCGCGATCTGGGGCTTTTCACGGCGAATGCATGGAATGGGTACGATTTTGGGGCATCAGTTGCCTTGAGTTTTGGACAACTCATTGCCGTTGTCTGGGAATTTGGCACGGGCTTCACGACCGATGTGTTCCGTTTGGGCGCTCTGAGTACCTCGGCGAATACCCCGTCTCATTCAGCGGTAGTGGTGCTGAAATCGGGAGCAGGTCCTTCCTGGCCTACTGTAGGCCAACCGCTTTTCGCGAATGTCGTCTTTCGGTGCACGGATGGTTCATTTGGAACTTTATTCGGCGCTATGCCTTGTGTCAATTCAGATATATTGACCTTCAGTAGTAGTTCTGGCGGATTCGATGAGATAGCTCTAGGGCTACAATTACCGGTCCCCTCGACTCTCGAAGCCATTCATGCAGGCATTGATATGGATGGCGATGCGAATATCATTGTATATAGTGGCACCACGGCGCAGTATACGCGATTGCTGGATAATAGCGAACGTGGCAGTGCCAGTATACGCTACATTGAAGTGCCGGTCGCCACGCTGCAATCGCTCTCAAAGGATACGCTCTATCGTATCGGTATTCAGCCAAACACGACGACCAGTATCTCGGTACGCTACCTTGATGTGAACGAAGCCGCCCATGCCTCACTGATCTATGGCTGCAATGCGTATACGCATTATTGGGACCGCGTGGACGGTGGCGCGTGGTCCAACGAAACGACAACCCGCATCCCGTATATTGGCGTCACCCTTGCCCAGCTCGATGACGGCGCTGGCGGGTCCGGTGGCGCGATTCCGCCCTTGCAGGGCCTCATCCATGCGAGGTAGCACTGATGCACCAGTACGCCACGCTTGAGGACACGGTGTATCTCTGGTTCGGCGCGAACGATACCGCCGGCTCAGGCAATGATGGGGCGAGTGCGGCCTATGATGTCCGCGAGGGGGGAGCGACCACCAGCGCGGCTCCCGTGCTGAGCGGCACGCCGGATCTCCTCACCCACGCGAACTATCCTGCGGGCTGCTACGAGGTGGTGATTGCCGCGACTGCCGCGAATGGATTTGCTGCGAACAAAACCTATGGGGTCTTTTGCACCCTGACCGTTTCCAGTCAAAACCCTACAGGATTTATCGGCTCCTTCCGCCTCGCGCCTATCCCGGCCAATGTCACCCAATGGCTCGGCACGGCAGTCGCGACGCCGACCGTTGCCGGCGTGCCGGAAGTCGATATGACGCATCTCGGCGGGGCGGCGCAATCGGCTACGGATCTGAAAGATTTTGCGGATGATGGCTACGACCCGGCGACGAACAAGGTGCAGGGGGTGGTGCTGACGGATACCGTGACCACGTATACCGGGAATACGCCTCAGACAGGTGATGCGTATGCCCGTCTCGGCGCGCCCGCCGGGGCGAGTGTGAGTGCGGACGTGGCAGCGGTCAAAAGTGACACGGCCGCGATCCTGGTGGACACCGCCGATATGCAGCCCAAGCTAGGCACCATCACGGATCTGGGGGGCGGCGCGACAGTAGGGGCCAATCTGAGCGACATGGCTGGCGCGACCTTCAATGCGAGTACGGATAGCCAGGAAGCCCTGCGCGATCGGGGCGATGCGGCCTGGACGACGGCAACCGGCTTCTCGACGCTCGATGCGGCGGGAGTGCGTACAGCGGTGGGCTTGGCCAGTGCGAATCTGGATACGCAGCTCGATGCGCTCCCCACGGCGGGAGAAAATGCGGATGCTGTGTGGGATGAACCCCTTGCAGGCCATCTCGCGGCAGGCTCGACTGGAGAGGCCCTCAACGCGGCGGGGGCTGCTGGGGATCCGTGGACCACGGTACTCCCTGGCGCCTATGGGGCGGGGAGTGCAGGCAATATCCTCGGGAATCGGCTGGTGGGAACGCTCGCTGCTGGCACGCATCAGCCCCAATCTGGCGATGCGTATGCGCGTCTGGGAGCTCCGGCAGGAGCAAGTGTGAGCGCCGATGTCGCCGCCGTCCAGGCGGATACCGATAATATTCAGACGCGGCTGCCTGCTGCGCTCGTGGCTGGGCGTATGGACAGCACCATGCAGGCGGCCGCAACCGGCGTGATTACGGCGGCCGTCATTGCCACCGATGCGATTGATGCGGATGCCTTGGCGGCTGATGCGGTGACTGAGATGCAAAGCGGCTTGGCTACGAGTGCGAATCAAGCGACGATCCTGGCCCGTCTTGGCGCGTTTACTGGTTCTGGTGTCAACACGATTCTCGGCTTTTTCCAGGCCCTGATGCGCTCCGACGCGACGACACCGAGCGATGTAGGCGGCACGTATGACGACGCGACAGAGAGTCTCCAGGCCATCAGAGCCCGGGGCGATGCGGCCTGGACGACGGCAACCGGCTTCTCGACGCTCGATGCGGCGGGAGTGCGTACAGCGGTGGGCTTGGCCAGTGCGAATCTGGATACGCAGCTCGATGCGCTGCCGACCAATGCGGAGCTGGCGACGGCGCTTGCCGCGGCGGATGACGCGGTCCTTGCCGCGATTGCGGCGCTCAACAATCTCTCCTCGGCGGGAGCGCAGGCAGCGGCTGCAGCGGCCCTGGCGGCCTATGGTGCGGCCGTGACCGGGGATGCCATGACCCTCACAAGCGGCGAACGCAATGCTGTTGCGGATGCGTTGCTTGACCGGACAGACGGCGTGGAAACTGGCGTGACGGTCCGCGGCTCGCTGCGATTGGCGAATGCGGCGAATGGCGGCAAAACGGATGGGATGGCGACAAGCACGGTGCATCTGCGCGACTTGGCGGATACGAAAAATCGCGTGACGGCAACGGTTGACGTAGACGGGAATAGAACGGCCGTGACCCGAGACCTGACGTAATGTGGGGCGTACGCTACTGGCCCGCGCGCTACTGGGGGCCGCGCTATTGGGGTAAAATCGGCGCGGTGCTTGGAAATTATGTCGCTATCGAACTAGACGCTCTTGGTCTGGAGCCCTGGATTCTGCTGGATGCAATTGGGATAGGCGACGATATGCAAGCCCGGCTGGTCTTTCGGAAAAACACCGATAATCGGCTCTATGTTACGGGAGCCCGTACCCGCAATCTCAGCACGGGTGTCGTGGCCTATTTGGATGGGAGTGCCACCGTCACTGCTACGGTGCTCGACCGGCTCACCCAGGTCGCCCTCACCGGCGAGACGTGGCCCGTTGCCCTGACCTATATCACGGCCAGTGATGGGGATTATCACGGGCCGCTACGGGATAGCCTTGTGGTGACGACGTTTCAATTATTGGACGTCGTGGTGACTATCGATAATGGGACGGATCAGAAGCGGACGATTGTGTTGCAGCCGATTGTCGAAATTGATACGGAGGGACTATGACGCCTCCCGGCATGGTGGGGATTGTCTCGAGCGATCAGACCCGCTGGGCCGCGTTTAGCCAATCGCTGCTGGCCTTGCAACCGGCGTTGCCTCCAGGGAGTACCATGGAATGGGTGCAGGGGTACTGGATCAGTGTGGCCATTAATATGCTGATTCGCCGGATGCCGCCCCAGGCGGAGTGGCTGTGCCTACTGGCCGATGACCACACGTTTCAGCCGGCCATGCTCTGGCAGTTGCTCGCACACGATGTCGCCATCGTGGCGCCACTCTGCTGTCTGCGCCGTCCCCCGTTCGCCCCGTCGCTGTATCATCAGGACGGGCCAGACTATCGGGGCTATACGTGGGAGGAGTTGCGCGGGAAATCGGGATTGCTCGCCGTGGATGCGATGGGGGGCCCTGGCGTCATCATACGGCGGCATGTCCTGGAGACGCTCCCCGATCCCTGGTTTGAGAATCATCCGCTCCAGCGCGAAGCCCCCTGCGAAGATTTGTATTTCTTTAGCAAGGCGCAACAAGCGGGCTTTCAGCCCTATTGTGACCTTGACACCCCGATAGGCCATATTGTACCTAGTGTTGTCACCCCGAAGCGACAAGTCGATGGAAGCTGGTATCCACGCTATGGGTGCGAGGAGATGCGATGAGTCATGGGTACGCCGTCACGATTCACTCCCCGAGCCAGGTGCATCCCACGGTGCTCCTGGGTGATGGGACCGTGATCTGGCCCTTTAGTACGCTGCTTGAAGGCACGCAGCTCGGCAAGCGCTGCGTCGTCGGCACCGGCGTATTTATTGGCCGCCGGGCCGTGCTGGGCGATGACGTGCATCTGCATCCAGGAGCGGCCCTGCCCAATGACGCACGGGTGGGCCATCGGGTGTATATTGGGCCGAATGTGGTACTGGCGAACGATGCACGGCCCTACATTGGTGCATGTGAGGACTCGACATGCCGTCATATGCCGCCTTGGATCGACGATGATGCGGTGCTCGGCGCCAATGCGGTCATTCTGCCTGGTGTGCGGGTGGGGCGTGGCGCGCTGATCGGGGCGGGGAGTGTGGTGACCCGCGATGTGCCGCCGCATGCGACTGTTGTAGGCAATCCAGCGCGCGTGCTGCAGATGGCGGTGAATGAGGCGGGGGAGAGAGTCGAGTAATAGCCATGGCACAGAATCCTTATGGGTTGCGCGATCTCCCGTGGGCGTTTGTCCAAGAATATCTCAAAGACCTGAATGGGGCACAAGCCTATATTCGTGCCGGATATAAGGCTCGCGGGCATATTGCCGAAGTCAATGCCTCGCGATTGCTGAGGAATGCTAAGGTTATTGCTGCGATTCAAGCAGAAAAAGAGAAACGCGCAGCGCGTGTACAGCTCTCCCAGGATGCTATTCTGGAAGAACTCCATCTGCTCAGTCACTCAGATATTGAACACTATGCGATTGACGATCAGGGCAATGTGACGCTTGCGGAAGGCATCCCTCGGCGTGCTATGCGTGCCGTGTCAAGCCTGCAAAAAACCATCCGCCATTATGAGGATGGCAGTACGGAATATAAAACCCGTATCTGGCTGTGGAATAAGCCCGCGTCTGTCAAAATGGCGGGCGAACATCTTGGCGTATTCGAGCGCGGCACCGTCCAGTCCCAGGATATTCAGGAAGCCCAGGCGAAGCGCGCCGCCGCCCTCCAGGCGGTACGGACGGCCTTGCAGCGTATCCGTGCACGGCATCAGCAGGCGGCGGAGGTGTTGCCAGCATGAGCCTCTCGTTGGTGGAAGAAATCGCGTTGCTGCCAGAGGACGCGCAAACAGAACTGCTCGCCACGCTCGACGAGGAGACGTGGCTCACCGTAGCATCCTGCTGGGCCTATCAAGCTCGTCCGGAGCAACTCCCTCCTGCCTGGCCTTGGGAGTATTGGTTGCTGATCGGAGGACGTGGAAGTGGCAAAACCCGCCCGGCCGCTGAACAGGTGCACTGCTGGGCGGCGGAGGGCGGCTATATCGCCCTAGTGGGGGAAACCTCAGCGGAAGTGCGTGACGTGATGGTCGAAGGGCCAAGCGGGTTACTCGCCACGGCCTGGCCGGAGAATCCATGCACCTATTCCCCCAGCAAGCGCCGCGTCGTATGGGCAAATGGTGCCTGGGGCACGACGTTTAGTGGGGATGAGCCCGATCAGCTCCGGGGACCGAATGCGCATAAAGCCTGGGTGGACGAGCTAGCCAAGTTCAAGTACCCCCAGGAGACCTGGGATAACTTGGAACTGATCTTGCGGGCAGGCGAGCATCCCCAAGCCGTGGTCTCGACGACACCGCGCCCCTTGCCGTTGCTCACCGCGCTTATGGCAGACACGCATCATAATGCCGTGGTCCGCTATTCCACGTATGCGAACCTCGCAAATTTGGCCCCCTCGTTTATTGAGCGCGTCGTCCGTCGTTATGAAGGCACCCGGTTAGGTCGTCAAGAACTGTATGCGGAGATTCTGGAGGATACCCCTGGCGCGCTCTGGACTCGCGGGCTCCTTGACCAATACCGTGTCGCGAAAGCGCCAGCATTACAGCGGCTGTTGGTGGGGATTGACCCTGGGCATGATGCGGGCATTGTCGTGGTGGGCCTTGGGGAGAATGGCCATGGCTATGTGCTTGACGATGCGTCCGTCAGTGGGACCCCCACGATCTGGGGCACTGCCGCCGTGGTTGCCTATCATAAGTTTGGTGCCAACCAGCTCATTCCTGAGCGCAACCATGGGGGCGAGATGGTAGAAGCGACTATTCGGGCGATTGATCCGGACGTAGCAGTCGAGACCGTCTGGGCGAGCCAAGGCAAGTACGCGCGAGCGGAGCCAGTCTCCGCTCTCTACGAGCAGGGGCGCATTCATCATGTCGGTATGTTTGCGCTACTCGAAGATGAGTTATGCAACTGGGTCCCCGGCGAAGGGTTGCCGAGCCCGAACCGGCTGGATGCCCTCGTGTGGGCTCTCACCAAGCTCATGGTACAGAAGCCTGCACCGAAAGCGAAAGCGGGCGTGTGGGGGCGTGATTAATGAGTGAGACGAACGGCCATACCATGCAACTGAGTCCCGGGGATCTCTCCGTGTTCTCCGCGCTGCTGTCACGGGCGTCGCTGGCCCAGCGGCTCGGCTGGACGTTTAACGGTGATCGTCAAGTCCACGACATTTTGGGGTACAAAAAAGCCCTGCATTTTCTGGACTTCAAGGCCCGCTATTACCGTGGCGATATTGCCCAGCGCATTGTGAAATTCTGGCCGGAAGCGACTTGGGCCTCTCCGCCGATTGTCCACGAAGATGATGCCGATGACGTGCAGACGCCGTTTGAGCAGGACTGGCAGGCCCTGACGCAGCGTTTGCCCCTCTTCGCTACGTTCAAGCGCGCCGATATTCAGCAGCGCCTAGGCCAGTTTAGTGTGCTCTTTCTCGGCTTAGCCGGACAAGGCCGGAGTCTCGACCAGCCTGCTCGTCCTGTTCGTGGCCCCCAGGACTTGCTCTATGTCGAGCCGTATAGCGAAGAATGGGCACAAATCGAACGTTTTGATGGCAACCCGGACTCGCCGACGTTTGGCCAGCCGCTGCTGTACCGCATCAATTTTGGGCGCAATAGTGGTGATGTCTCGCGCATGGCCATGCCAGTGGGGAGCAGTCTCGTCCATGCGTCGCGGCTGATCCATCTGGCCGAAGATTGCTTGGACGATATGGTCTATGGCGTGCCGTGCCTCGAAGCCATTTATGATCGATTGGATGATCTGCTGAAGGTGGTTGGTGGCAGCGCAGAAATGTTCTGGCGCGACGCCAAGCAACGCTTTGCGCTGGAGATGGACCCCACGGCGGAATTTTCGGCAACGGACGAAGCGGCCCTGAGCGATCACGTCAAAGAGTTCATGCACGGGTTGCGGGATTTCATGCGGTTGCGCGGGCTCAACGTCAAACCCTTCCCGGGGACAGTCGAAAGCCCGAAAGATCATATTGCGGCACTAATTGACCTGATTTCCGCGACGACGGGCATTCCTAAGCGGCGACTTATGGGCTCGGAGGTGGGCCAGCTCGCCAGCACACAAGACGAGCAGGCCGAAAAGCAGCGCACGGTCCAGCGCCAGCAACAGTTTGCCGAACCGCAAGTGCTGCGGCCGTTTCTTGACCGGTGCATTGCGCTCCAGGTACTGCGGGCGCCGGTGCAGCCCTACCGTGTCAACTGGGGGAACCTGCTGGCGCTCAGCCAGGAACAACGGGCGACGGTGGCGCAGAGTACGGCAGGGGCACTCGATACCTATACGCGCGGGCTAGCTGCGAGCGTCGTGCCGCCTGAAGAGTTTCGCGTGCAGTATCTGGGGCTCTCTGCGCAGACGGAATTTGCGCAGGACGATCTCGATCCCGAGGATGAAGACGTATAATGCCCCTCACCCTCACGCTCCATCAAGCTCCACGGCGCCGCTTTGTGGACACGCCAAGTCCGCTCGCCGAGTGGCAATTGGTGCACCGGGAAGCGGACAAGCTCTACCCCGAACTACGAACACTCTGGGAGACGATCTTTCAGGACGTACTCAGTGAGCTCGACTTAACGGCGCTGCGTGAAGCGCTCGAACGCCGCGACTTGTCTGCGGTCGAGACACTGGTGCAAACGGCATGGGAGTCCCAAGGGCGTGGTCCTGCACGGCAGTTTTTGCCTGAACTGGTACAACAGACGGTCGAGAGTACGGCTGAGGCACTACGGCCTGCCCTGGCTGAAACGCTGGATGTGGCCGTCTCCGCTGTGTCCTATAATGTGGTGGTGCCTGAGACGTTGCTCACCATTGCGCACTATACTGGCCAACAGATTGTGGCCATTGGCGAGCGCACTCTCATGGCCGTACGGGAGGTGATCCGCGCCGGGTTTCAGGAAGGGACCCCCCTCACAACCCAGCTCCAAGAGCTCCGGGCGATTGTGGGCCTCACCCCGCGCCAAGCCCAGGCGTTGATACGGGCCGCAGCGCGACTGCGTGAGGAAAGCCTGTCAGGGCGTGCCGTGACACGGCGGCTTCGGCTTCTGCGCGAACAAGCCGTGCAGCGCCGTGCCGAAGCGATTGCCCGTACGGAGAGTATCGACGCCGCCAGCCGTGGGCAACAAGCGCTCTGGGAACTTGCTGCCCGACAAGGCCTCTTGGATGAGACGTTCAGACGGTTCTGGATTGTCACGCCCGATGATCGGCTCTGCCCAATCTGTGCCGCGATTCCTGGGCTCAATCCCCAAGGGGTGGGATTAGATGAACCATTTCAGACGCCAGTGGGGGAAAAGCTGCATCCAACGGTTCATGTACGGTGCCGTTGTGCGGTCTCGCTACGGAGGATAGGGTTATCATGAGCATTGGTGCTCGCCCACCACCGCCCCCACCGAAGCCAGAAGGCGTGTTCCAGGCGGAAGATGTCCGCTGCCCTGGTTGTAAGGCATTATTATTTCGTGGTATATTAGTCGGTGAGATTGTCTGTCGGAAGTGTAGACGGCGTCTGACTTTTCCGCTGCTGATGACAAAAGAGTCCATAGAGGCCAGATAGTTCCTTTAGAGCCCATAGAGGCCATTGACGGAATATTCCTCCCGTCACGGCCTCTTTTTTTTGGCAAGGGGACATATGCCATTCCAAACGCTCACCTTGCACCTCGCGTCCACCGTCGCGCCCCAGCGGCTCACATTGCACAATCGGGAGCATCTGGTCGCCCCAGGGGTCCTCATTGTCGAGGGGGTGCTGAACGGCGGGTTGGTCCCTGGGGATGAGCTGCGCCCCGAGGACTGGAATGCGATCCCCATCACGTTGAATCATCCGCTCAATACGGATGGCGTAGCCGTGAGTGCACGAGACCCGGAGGTTTTGGCGCACGTCGGCCTAGGGCAACTCTATCATGCGAATCTGGGCAGTACACTTCGGGGTAGGCAGGCTGCGACGAGTCTACGCGCGGAACTCTGGCTCGATGTAGCCCGCTGTACGATCGTGGGCGATGAAGCCCTGCAAGCACTGCGTATGCTCGAAGCCCAGGAACCGCTCGAAGTCTCCACAGGGTTTTTTAGCGAGACGGTGGCGCAGATCGGCACCTTTGCCGGTGACCGCTATACCCAGGTGCACCGCCAGATTCGCCCCGACCATCTGGCCCTGCTCCCTAATGCGGTGGGGGCGTGTAGTGTCGCGGATGGCTGTGGCGCACCACGCTTGCATCATCAGGCCTGTTGCACGGCGTGTGCGCAGGGGCAGCCATGTGAAGGACAACCTATGCACCAGCATGAACCAGGGCGCATGCAACGGCTCTATGCCATGCTCCAGGCGTTTTTTACTGAGCCACACATCCATGTTTTAAGCAGCGCGCGTCGCCCGCAGTACGATGGCACAGAAAGTACTGCCTGGCAGGCACCGACCTTTTCGGATTATGTTGCCGCGCTCGCGCCCCAAGGGGGAACTCCTGCGACGGTCGCCGAGGCTTCTGCCGCACTGAAACGCCGCATTGCTGCCCATACGCTCCTCGGCGATCCAGAGGCGGAGACACTGCGTGACTTGGCATTTTTCCCCGTCGTCAATCCGGCGACGGGGCGGCTGAATGAACAGGCCTTGCGGGCCGTCATCAGTGGGCGGGGGAGCCAGGCCGCTATTCCCGAGGCGGCGAGGACCTCAGCGCAGGCGATGGCGCGGCGCTTGCTCAATAGTGCATTTGACGCAGGCCTAGAAACGAACCAGACTGATACGGACCTGCGTGAAGCGATTTACAGCGCCCTGTGCCGTGAACGGGAAAGGCAGTGGCGAGACACCGGGCATAGTGGCGAGGTGACGTATACCGAAATCTATATTGACGCGGTTGACGCGACCACGCAGACCTTTACTTACCGCCAGGGCGAGCGGCTCCGGCGGCGCCGGTGGACGATGCAGGAGGGCGTACTCACGCTCCTGCCCGAGATTGAAGACGTGCAACGGGAGACGACCTATCTGCCGGTGCCCACAACCCAGGAGCGACATATGCCAGGAGATGCCAAACAGACTCGGATTGATGCGTTGATTGCCAATGCCCAAAGTGGATGGTCCGAAGTAGACCGCCCCATGCTCGAAGCCATGACCGAAGCGCAACTGATTCGCCTCGAAGCGCAGCCCACGCGGGCTCCCGTGATCCAGGCTCGCCAGCCCGCGACGGTGGATGAGGCGATTGCGACGATGCCGGCCCATCTGCGTGAGCCGATGGCGGCCATGTCGCAGGAATATGAACGGCGCAAGGCGGCTGCAATGGCGATCCTGAAAGGCAACACCCAGAACCCGTTCACCGACGAGGAACTCCAGGCGATGACGGCGCAACGATTAGAGCAACTGGTTGCGATGGCGGGCGATGCGGCGCAGCTCCCGGCCTCCCAGGATACCTACGCCTATGCAGGGCGGGGGGGTCCGTATGTGCGCCCAGTACGGCGGGAGGAAGATGAGATTCCTGCCCCGCCGGATACATTCAGGGAAGTGGTGAAATTACAAAAAGATCGAGGCCAGCGAGCCAGCTAAGTGTGGCCTCGTTGCCCATAGAAAGGACAGGCTATGCCTGGACAAATTGTACTTTCGGGAAATCCGACGTATCCGCCAGAGATTGTTGCGGCGGCGGCCATTACGCCGGGGCATCTGGTCGAGTTTGTCCCCTCTGGGGGCGATGCCGGGCAATTGCGCGTGCATGCTACCTCTGGAGGTAATGCCGTGCCTATGTTTGCCCTGGAGAGCCTCGTCCCGAGTATTGCCAATTCGACCACCGCGCCCATTGATATCGCTTACGCCGATGGGGATAGCGTGCGCTGGGCCATCGGCAAATCGGGCGACGTGTTCTATGGCTGGGTGCCTGCCAGCGCTGCTGCGCTGAAGCGCGGCGACCGCATGGTCAGCAACGGCGACGGGACGCTCATCAAATATACCGCCCAGGCCACCAACGAGGGCGGGACGGCGACCTATACGATTCAGGCATATGCTGGTGGGTTTATTGCGGACGAAGACAAAGACAACTCAGCCGGCGGCGCTGCCGTCCGCTGCCGGATTCGCGTGGCGTAGGCCAGGGCGCGAGAAGGAGAGTCTAATTATGATACTCGCTCCTGGGCAACTCACGGTGATGGACTACCGCGATCCGCAGCTCCAAGGGATGTCGCCGATGGCGCGGTTTGTCCGGTCCGGATTCAACGTTAATGCGCTCCGGACCCATGCCCTCTTGCCTCGTGATGTGTGGCTGGCCTTAGACCGCCGCGTGGTCGAGGTCTCTGGGACGATTCTGAACGGGATTGCAGATATTGTCGCATTTGGGCTGGATTTCAACAATGGCGGCATTGGCACGATGATCTCCTCGTACCAGCAAGCCAGTGCCATGCGCGCAGCTGCGGTCACGATGGACCCCAGTATCGACGCCGAGCGGGACCGGCGCGTCTATACGCCGGTGTATGTGCCGGTGCCTTTTTTCCTTGTGCCGTTTCAAATCAACGCCCGGGAAGTGGCAGCGGGGACGCAGAACGGTTTTGCGCTCGATATGTCCCATATTGATGATGCGGTCCGCTCCGTCAGTGAGGGCATGGAAACGGTGCTCTTTAGCGGCTCGTCGCTCGTCATTCAGGGTACATCAATTTATGGCTATTTGAATCATCCAAACAGGAATACCACCTCGGGGGCGGACTGGGGTACGGCAACCAATATTTTGCCGAACGTCTTGACCATGCTCGGCATTATGAAAGGCGACGGGGCGCTGTTTACGGGACCGTATCGCTTGTATTTGCACCCCGATCAGTTTCAGCAGACCCTTGCGCTGAATGCGAATACGAGCATGCCGATTTTGCGGACGATTGAGCAGCTCCCCGGCTTTGGCCCTGGGTCGGTCAAAGAGTGCGGCTTTGTGACGGCAGGACAAGGGGTCTTAGTGAACATGACCAGCAACGTGGTTGACCTTTCCGTGGGGCAGGCCACGACCGTGGTTGAGTGGGAGGAAAAGGGTGGGCTGGTCTCCAATTATGTCGTAATGGCCTGCTTGGTGCCGCGCGTCAAAAGTACGGCGGCTGGGCAATCCGGGATCGTCCATATTTCCAGCATTTAGGAGACGACGTGAGTACCTATCGTGTAGTCAATAAAGCCCATACCCGCGCGACATTTGCCGAGCGCATACTCTTGGATGCGCGCGGCAACCCGTATACGCTGCTGGATGCTGGCCCCACCACGCGCTACGAAGTAGGGACGCTGCTCAGCGATTTGACACCAGAGGAGCTGGCGGCCTTCCCGGATCGGTTTCAAATGGTTGATGGGGAGGCAGAGAGTGCCGCGGCCACTCGGCATACTGCAACGCTCAACCCGCAGGTCATGGCTCTGGTACAACGCGCCCATGCTGGCGACGCGACGAAAGACGAGCAGGCGGTTGTGGGCGAGGTGCTGGCCTTCGTGACGAGTCACCTCGCGGGCACCGCGACGGCTGAGGCGACGGAGCACATGGCCCTGGTGCTTGCGGATTTTGGGATCGACCTCTTCGTCTGAGGTGGGCGATGGCGCAGCGCGTGAGCTCAGCGGAGGTGCGGGCTATCTGTGATCTCGACGAGACGGTGTCGCTACAACCGTTTATCGATACCGCGTCGTTACTGGTCGATGAAGACTTGTCGGGCTCGGGTTATAGCACGGCACGGCTGAAGCAGCTTGAACTGTACTTGGCAGCGCATTTCGCCTGTCTGAATGATCCGCGTCTGGTTGAAATGGGGACCGGGGCAGACCGGATCAAATTTGAGGCGGGCCCCATGGGTGCTGGGCTCAGAAGCACCCGGTATGGGCAGCAGGCTCTCCTCTTGGATACAGCGGGCACACTGGCTCGACTGGCCGAAGGGGCGCAACGGGCACGGTTTGAGGTGCTGACATGCTAGGGACGATGGACCGAGTGGCGAAGGCGGTTATACGAGCGCATCAGCGGGTCACCAGAGTCGAAGTTGTCACGGTTGCTCACCGTGCGACGGCGAGTGCTCTCCCAGTCCTCTATGGTCCATTCACGATTCCGCGGCTGTCTCCTTATGGTGAGAATGTCATCGCCATGGCTGCGCTTGCAGGGGATCGTCCAGCGGTCCTCCGCGATGATCGCCAAGCCCGGATCGCGACCGCTGACGTAGTATGGACGCCGACGATCTATGACGAAGTGATCGAGGCAGATGGTACGCGATGGCGTGTGCTGAGTATCACGGATGGCCGTGGCCATCCATTCTATACGTTCCAGCTACGGCGGAATCCCCAGGGGTAGGGTGGAATGGCAGAACTGCGTGTTACAGGACTTCAGGGAACACAAGCCCAGCTCGCTCTCGCTGCGACGCGTATTCCTCAGTCATTGGATGCAGTGATGCGCACCCAACTCACACAGGCGGTGAGCTATGCGCGTGCACGCTATCTGAGCGGAGGCACGACTGTTGATCGGCTGGCCGTGCGCACTGGGGGTGTGCGTGCGGCGTTTCAGTCCCGCGTGTCTAGGCAGGGACCAATCGTCTATGGCCGCATAGGCTATTTCAGTGATGATGCCCCTGCCTGGGTTGGGGTGCATGAGTATGGCGCGACGATTCGCCCGAGGCGGGCACGCTATCTCGCTATCCCGCTGACGGAGGAGGCACGCCGTGTCGGGAGTCCACGGGCCTATCCAAGCCCATTGTTCTCGGCGCGCTCTCGCCGTGGGAATCTCTTGCTGTTTCGCCGCGAGGGACGTGCCATTGTGCCCGTGTATCTGTTGCGCGATTCGGTCACCATTCCCGCACGGCCGGCTCTGGCCCCGACTGTCGCACGGTTCGCTCCACAAATTGCACAGGAGTTGACTGCTGCGATTGATCGGTTGCTGGCGGGGAGATTCTAACCATGCCGCCGCTGCCACTGATCGAACAACTCTGGATCCATGTGCTAGCGACGCTGGCGACCATTACTACGGGCAATGGCTACTGGACGACACTGGCCACGATTACCCGCGGGATGCTGAGTCCCCTCGAATCATTCGGGATGCCTTTTGCGAGTCTGTTGCCGATTGACGATATCCCGGAATATGTCGTGGGGGTCATTAACCGTGATCCGACCTTTGTGATTCGCGTCTGGATTGACGACGCCCCAGCCACGGCGGGGACAACTCTGGAATTGCTAGTGGCGGACGTGAAAAAGGCCATGGCGGTCGATATCACCCGCGGCGGAATCGTCCAGCATACCCTAGAAGAGGGCGTCCAGTATCTCTACGTCGTGAGTACGGAGCGGCTAGCTGGAGCCGATATTCGCTGGCGCTGTCCGTATCGTACCACCTTTACCGATCCGGCTCAGGAGGGATAGCGCATGGCGTTGGAACTAGTCTATCGCCGCCAGATGATGTTCAGCTTGTTCGACAAGGAAGCTACCTATAATGCCGGCCCTGCGGGTTGGACTACAAGCAGTGCCTGCCAGATGACCGACTACGAAGTGGCCACGACAGAGCGCTGGGACGATACGATCCAGGGCAACGCCGACGTGATTACCGGCTTCGAGCGCAACACCAAGCAAATCCTGGCGCGCCACAGCGTCGCATTTCCCTACGACGAGCCACGGACAAAGCCTAATACGCTCGCCGGATTTCTTGGATTGGCAGGTGGGACGATTGCCAGCACGCAGGACGGGGCCAATGTCGCCTATCGACATAGGATTAGCCCTGCTGATACGGTGTCTCTCCCAAGTCTGGCCTGTCAGGTCAAATATCATGGGGGCCAGCAGCGTCTCTATACGGGCATCAAGTCGCAAAGTTTTACCCTGAGCAACAACGGGCCGTTTTTCCGCTTTGCGACGGAACTGTTAGGCTCCGGGTCCCGAGGTACGTCCGCCACGGCTTTTGTGGCCGCGATTCCCGAAGACTGGCTGCTCTGGGGCTATACCAAGCTCTTCGTAAAGCCTACGGGAGGTACGCCGATTGATACGACACTGGCGACACCCTCTCAAAGCAGTGGGAATTTAGGAGGTTCAGAGGTCAATTTGTCCAGTGTGACGATTGGCTGGACTTGGACGGAGCAGCTTAACCTGCCTCCAGACGATGGCTACCGGCCGAGTACTCAGATGGTCCGTGGAAATACGCATGCCACTCGGCGTGTCAGCACGCTGAACTGGCGGATCGAGGTCGATACGGCGACGGAAGCGGATCAACTCAATTATTATTTGAACCAATCCCCACTGGCGATGGAACTCCAAAATGTCGGCCCAACGCTCATTGACCCGGCCGGCGCGTTTTATCCTGGCATTACGGTGATTTTCCCCCAGGTCCAGCTGACTGCGATTCCCCGGGGGGAAAATAACCAGCGGGAAACGTTGGAATTTCAATGCTCCGTGATGGAGGACCAGACGAATCCCGCCTGGCTGGCCTTTGTTTATAACGCCCAGGCAGCGTATCTGGCCTAGGAGGCTTGCATTTATGGCCTATGCGACTGTTCAGGATTTTCGCCGACGCATGTACCGTGAAATCACGTTACCTGAGTCGGGGTTGGTGGTCCGTATTCGTCGTATTATGCTGCATGAATGGATCGGCATCGGAGAATTACCCTTGCCGGGGCTGCCAGAAAGGGAGCAGTCATTCAGTCCAGAAGAGCAACTGCTACGGACTATTCAATTGTTGCGATATTCCGATCGTGCCATCGCACTCGGAGCTGTAGAGCCACCGATGACCGATGCGCGCGATGAAGAGCGCAATCCACAGTATTGTGCCGATAAACTGCATGTCGATGAGCTCTACCAAATGAGCATTGTCGATTATTCCTTTTTGTCTGAAAGTATTTTGAATTTCTCCGGGTTGGCGCCGGAGGTCGCCGCGAAAGTCGAGGCGTTTCGCCCAGACCCACTCAGCCAGGCTGGTGGCGATCCTTGCGGAGAAATATCACCAACTCCCGAGCACGATCCTTGCCCTGTCGCCGGAGGCTTTTCTGTTGACGTTGCGGATTGCCCAGATTGATATCACCACCGATGCCCACAAGCGAGCGGACTCGCCACCGATGGCAACGACGCATGATGAAACCTTGGTAGCACTCTTTGCGCGGGGATAGGGAAGAGTAGGGCAGAATATGGGCGAAATTAACTATACATTCACGGCCCAGGATCAACTCTCCCCAATTCTGCAGGCCCAGTCTCAATCGATTCAAAACTTGACCAACGTCACGACGTCCTTAGGGCAAGCCCTGCGCACATTGACTCAGACAACAACCGCTAACCAGCAGACCCAGCAAGCCCAAATCCAATTCTTTCAGCGAATCAGCCAGTCTGCACAAGCAACGACGGAGGCTGTAAGGAATCTCAACACTCAACAGAAAGAAGGCGAACAAAGTACGCAACGGATGGGCCAGGCCTTGCGTACAGCCTTTGCTGTAGCCGGCAGCCTGGGCATTGTGACCTCCATCCAGGGGATTGTCAGTGCTTTACGACAGGCTGTAACGGCCAGCGTCGAGCTGGCCGCGCAACGGGAAAATCTGGTCGCCGGATTTCGGGGTATTGCCGGGAGTGCCAGCGCAGCCACAGAGACTTTGCGATTTTTGCGTGCCGAAGCTAATCGTACCGGGACAGATTTTGATACCCTCGCACGCAGCTATCGCAATATCGAGGCTGCATCTCGGGGCACCGCGGTCGCAGGCAATGCGACACGCGAGGTGTTCTTGGGGATTACGGAAGCTGGACGTGTCCTTGGGATCAGTCAGGCAGAAGCAGGTCGAGCACTCCTCGCAGTTGAGCAAATAGTCTCAAAAGGGGTAGTATCCCAAGAAGAACTAAGGGGCCAGCTCAGCGAGGCCCTGCCAGGTGCGACGCAGATTGCCGCACGGGCGTTCGGCGTGACAACTGAACAGTTAAACGCAATGGTCAAGGAAGGCCTAAGCGCTGAAGAGTTTGTCCGGCGTTTTGGTCCTCAACTCCGCCGTGAATTTGGTCCAGGATTGGAGCAAGCTACGAGTACGGCCGCCGCATCGTTCGCCCGATTGGGGAACGAAATTCGTGAGATCTCGGCGAATATAGGTCAGGAAATTCTAGGGCTCCTGCGGCCAGCCGCTGATGCCATTAGTCGCTTTTTGGCTCGGCGTCGTGAAATTTTTGAAACACAGCAACAAGAAGCGCGTGTTACCGTTGGGGGTATCCCCGAAGGTGCGACAGAGGAAGAGCGGCGTCGGCTTCTGGAAATAGGGCGAGGATTATCGACTTCAGCGGGTCCCGCGCGACGTGCACGGATAGAGAATGAGGCTGAGGCTATCCGCGCGAGGATTCGCGATCGCGAAACCGCCAGGCAACGTGAGGCAGCCTTTGCGGCCGAAGAAGATGTGATTAGCAAGGGTGGTGTAGGCCCGCGTCCTTTTGAGAATCAGCGCGCACAAATCCGTGCCGCTCGGCAACAGCTCGACCTGGAACTGGAGACGATTCGGCAAACCGAGCGCAATAGTGGCGTGATTTTTCGGGGCGCCGAAGGGGATTTAGATCGGCAAAATCTCAAGGTCAATGTGCAGCGCCAGGGGCTAGAAGAAATCAATAAAATCTTGGCCAGCACTAAGGGGCTTCATGAAAGCCTTCCCGCTGATCTCCAGAAAGAATTGGATGCGCTCAATCAACAATATGGCATCGCGGTCCAATTACAGGATGCCGCTCAGAAACGGGTGGACGATGAGCGCGAGGCGGAACGTGCCGCCGAACGAACCACGCGCCGGAAAATGCGCGAACGTGAGCAAGCGCTTGAACAATTACGCGCACTTGCCTTCCGGTTGCAAACGCCTCGTGAAGAACGCCCGGCAGCGATTGCCGCCGCCTTGCAAGCTGAATTCCCGCAGGATACCCAGATTCAAGCCGAGGCTGAGCTGGTGACACGCCTCGCCGAAGAAGACCGGCTGCGCAAAGCCATTGCCGAGGACGTGGAGGACTATTTTGAGGCAGAGCAACGTGCCGATAAAATTCGTGGGAAGGCTGAGGCCACGCAGCGCGCGCTCAATAATGCCCTCCAAAAGGCCCTTGACCTCATACAAGCGCCGCGTGAAGAACGCATCGAGACCCGTTTGCGGGCACAATTCCGAGAGGCGCGTGTGGACCCGACTGCCGCGCAGGACGTGCAGTTGCGTCTTGTAACCGACTTGGAGCGCCGACGAGCACAAGCGAAGCAAATTGAGGACGTGTTCCGAGACTTGGGGCGGAGCATTGAACAGACCTTTGAGCAGCTCTTTGGGCAGATTTTTAGCGGGGGAGTCACCAGTGCGCGCAGTTTTGGTCTTCTCGTCGCCCAATCGTTACAGCAACTCTTTGGACGTCTCGCGGCTTCGCTGACGATCACATTATTGACCGTACTTGCTAGCGGGCAAGCCGGGGGGCGGGAAGGAAGTGGGATTGGTGGCATTCTGGCTGGACTGGCGGCACGGATTCTCCCTGCGTTATTCGGCGCGGCCACGACGAGCGGGAACGCATCGGCAGGTGATCTTTCAAGTGGGGCAGGCTTGACGTATGACCCTGGACCTTTTAATACCAACGAGGGGAGTACCGGGCTTTTCTCCGGCTTAACGATTGGGTCGAAAGCCGCAGGCGGGATTGCCTATCGTCCCCAGCTCGCGCTCATTGGAGATAATCCAAGTCGGACTGGGGAGGCGGTTGTCCCGCTGACTGGCAATCGGGCCATTCCGGTCGAGATGCGCGGCGGCGGCCAGAGTCCCCAAACTATTGTGATCCAACTCATGCAGGATTTTCGGGGCACCATCGATCCCAGGGCCCTGCGCACGTCGCCCCAAGAAGTCGTGGGCATTGTAGCCCGGGATATTACCGGCGACCGCACACTGCGTCGTGTCATTATGCAGCATGCGACGAGGTAAGTCATGGCACTTGAGACGCTGATCCTTGATCCACACTATACCATTACGCGACAGATACTGCTCCCAGGGACAGCCCGGCCAACGGGGGGCGGCGCCGTCAGTGCGCATCGCCGGTCCTCCCGTGTCACGTATCAATTCACGGTGAGTGACCGCCAGCGCGTGCAGGCTGATGCGGAATATCTCTATAATTTTGTACAGCGACATCAGGGCGATATCCCGTTCTGGTGGGATGCCCAGGACTGGGGGCAACCGAGCACGCCACTGATTGTCGGCTTCGGCGATGGGGTCCGGGTAACATTTGCGTTGCCGAACCGCTACTTGACTGCGCCGGCCATCGTCTATGTCGATGACGTATTACTGACGCCGCAACCGGCCTGTGATCTGGTCCGGGGCATTGTCACCCTGGCCAGTGCCCCTGCGGAGGATGCTGTCGTAACGGCCGGGTATCAGTGTGTCTACAAAATGGTCGTCTGGGCTAGTGATGAAGCGCTGATGTCGGAGCAGGCCTTTTACAAGCGGCTCTTTTCCGTGGAAGGTCTCACCTTCCATGAGTTTATTGATTCGTCCGAAACATCCGAGATGGTTCAGGACTATTATACGGTGACCTGGAATTTTGATCCGGTTGGTGGGCTGTTTATCATCTATGACACGGAGTTTGCGCATTAGGACCAGAGTATGCCAACACTTACCCGTGCCGATTTTGACATAAATGGGTCTGGCAGTGCCTTTTTTGATAGCGGATCAGCCGCGCTGGGTTTTGCGCGTACAATGGCTGGTGTGGCGACCGCCGTATGTGTCCAGCCATCGCTGGCAGCGCTGCCGACTCAAGGGTATACGCACGGATACCTGCAACTGGCAGCAGGGCGCCTCGCCCCGGATTTCTTTTCGAGTGGGGGTGAATGTCTAGGGGTGGCATGCCTTCTCTCTGCGGCCAATTATGAAAACAGCGGAACGGGATATTTTCTTGAGCATCATCCCGTCAATGGCCAGACCAATTTTGGCAAAATGAGCACAGGACTGGCTGGCAGAACGGTGTTGCACACTGCCTCGGGAGGCAGTGGTGATAAAACGCTGGGGCTGGTATGGCTCGTTGATCCCTATGCGGCCAATTGGGTGGCGTTCCTGATTTTTGTGAATGGCACGCTGTTGTTTCGGTATCAAGATTTTTTTAGTCCCATTGTTACCGGGGAGTATGAAGGGTACTTTTTTGACGATGGAGGCAGTGGCAATCCATTCACGTTTCATTATCAAGCAGGTTCTTTACAGGCTGTAATATAATCATGGCTGAACTACTCTATCCTGATTGTGATTACTATGTAAGTGATGCCGCCCTCGCTTTTTATAGCGATCTCGTGAATGTGCCTCTTGGGACGGCGGCGTTGATTGCGGTGCGTTTGTCAGGCACTGCCGCTCTAGCGGGCAATTATGCGCCAAAAACAACCACAGGCGTCACGCAGGGTGTCACCGCAGGGACGCTGCAAATTGTGCTGCATGCCTCGGATATTCAGAGCACAGAGGATGGTGGCGGACTCTTGTGCATGCAGAGTCATCGGGATATGACCGCAGTAGGGACATCGGCCTATGGGCTCCTCTGGCGCCCAACGCGGACAACGACGGTAGGGTTTGCACTCATCAAAATTACCAACGGGCTCTTGGATGCTGGGAATATTACTGTCCTGTCCTCCCTAATTGCTCCGGCGATCACGCGGACGGCGCAACTCCGCTGGACAGTAGCCGACGATGACAGTTCGGTCCTGCTTGAAACCTTTTATGGCAGTCAAGTCAATTTCAGCGATCTCCTCCTGCGCTTTTCGTATATCGATAGTACCAGTCCACTGATAACAAGCGTGACCGAGGGGGGATTTGCCCTCGCGACGAGTGGGCAATCCTATCGGTTGACGTTCGACCACATGACGCTCAAAGGGCCAATGCTCTAATGCAGACCTTAGTGCTGGCTCCTCATTATCCAGTGACACGCACTATGCTCGCCCCACGCGACGTGATGCAGCAGGGCGAAACAGTCCTCGCTGCCCGGCGTCGATGGACGGACTGGCCCCGTTATATGTTTACGGTTGGGCTACATACGATGGACCAGCCCACACGCGAGTATCTCGGGAGTTTCCTGATTGCCCATGGCAATGATACGCCGTTCTGGTGGCATGGTGGCCCCTGGGGGACATTGGAGACCCCAATCCAATTTGGCGTAGGGGATGGTGCGCGCACCGAATTTTTCTTGCCGAATCGCCATATCATGAGTGGGCTGACGGTGTATGCAGATGATGTTGCGGTGTCGCCACAGCCGATGCTGGATGCCGCCCCAGGACTAGTGACGTTTAGCGTTGCTCCTGCCAGTGCGGCTATCCTGACAGCCAGCTATGTGTGTCGCTACAAAGTGCTCTGCATGAGTGAGCAGGCGACGCTGTTTGCGGAGACGCGGCTGAGTTACCCCGCCTGGCAACTAGAAGGGCTACGGCTCCGGGAAGTTGAGGTATGAAGGATTGGTTTTCTGACGCTTGGATCGCCAGACTCAATGCCCAGCATGGCGGCGGGCGCTTTTTCCGGGCCGCCATCGTCGAGCTGATCGTTGGCAGTGACACACGCTATGTGGCCGATGTCACTGATCCATTCACGTTTAACAGCCAGCTCTATACCCCACTCCCATTCCGCGTCGAGGGGCTCGAACTCACCAGTCAGCGCGAGTTGCCACGGATCAGTATCAGCGTCTCCAATATCACGGGCGCGATCAGTGAAGTTTTGGAAGCCTCCTCCCCCATTGGCAATGATATCATCCTCCAACTCCTGCATGAGGATTTATTGGGTACGGTGACTGATGTAGATCAGATTGCTCTGAATATCCTGCAAGTCACTTGGCGTCCTGGCGAGATCGCCCGCTTTCAATGTGGCCTCAATCTTGGGTTGACGGATCAGTTACCACGTCATGTGTTTACCCGAGCAGAATATCCTGGGATTCCTGATACGTTTCGGCGAGCATCTATTTTATGACATTGCATGGCGAGTCGCTTGACCAGCATTTGCAGCGACTGCTCCTCCAGGGCGTCCGTTGGCAGGACCACGGCCGCAGCCTGGCGACAGGTCTCGATTGTTATGGCCTGATCGTCCATGCCTATGCCTGGTGGGGGATTCCATTGCCTACAGTGCCCGAGCAAGCCGAACGCTCTTTTGTGCCCTGTGTCGCGCCCTACCAGGCAGGGGATATCGGAGTCTGTCGTTTCCCGCTGGGATCACTCCGTCCGCATCTGGTACTTTTTTGCGCACCGACCTGGGGCTGGCACTGTGGGCAGACAAGCGGTGGCCTGGCCCGCTGGCGCCTGCATCAGTTGCCCTGGCGCCGGGTCCTTCACCAGGCCTGGCGTCTCCGGGAGTCTCCATGCACCTGATTATTCAGAGCCCGTTTGCTGCCCCTATACATCTTCATGGCACGATGCGTCCTGCCCGCTCTCTGGGGACGGCGTTAGCCCATCAGATACAGTACGTGCAGGCCTGCTGTGTCAATGGCCAGTTTCGCGAGGACTGGCAGTCTGTGGTGCCTACAGAGATGGATACGGTTGTCTTCTACACAGACCCTGGCGTTGTCGAAGGCAGTCTGGCCGCGACACTGCTCTATGCAGCGATCGCGACCGTCGTCTCAACAGCTATTAGTATTGGGTTATCTTATCTGATTCGTGCCTTGACCCCTGTCCCCAGTAATACCGCTGGCAAGCCTGAGCAGGTCTATGGGATTGCGGGGTTGACCAATACCACCGCGCTCGGCACCCCCAAATTTCTGGTCTATGGGACACGCCGGGTGTTCGGGCATATCTTGGATACGCGTGTGCAGGTGTCCCCAGATGGCAAGACCACCATGTTCGGCATTCTCTATTTCATGGGTGAAGGACCTATCCAGAGCCTAAGCGCTATAGAAATCAATGACACGCCTGCTGAACAATTCCCAGGGTTGAATATCGAAACGCGCCTGGGTGCTGGCAGTAATGCGCCTATTCCTGGTTTTGATATGACTTCGACGGTGTGGGCCGACAATCGCCAACTGGCCGAAGCGACGCCTATTGTATATACGACTCGGGGAAGCGCTGTAGAACGCGCCACCCTTATTTTTGCCACCCCGTATCTCTTTGCACAGGATAGCAGGGGCAACCATATTGAGGCGAGCCATACATTGACCATTGAAGTTGCCCTCGTCAGCGATGGGATTTATGGCGATGCGCCTGGCTCCCCGTTTACCTGGACCGATAATGCCGAGGCGGCCAGGTTTCGGTCCTTTCTGATTGAGCTCGCCAGTGCTGATGCGTGGTTGATCCGCGTGACGCTTACAGCAACGACGAATGCCCAGGGGACTGTCCCGTCGTTATTCAATGTGCAAGAAGACACGGCTGGGGGCTCGACCTATGACAACGATGCACTCTTGGCTATCACGGGGATTGCCTCCAGTCAGATTCAGTCGTTTGAGCAGATGCGCGCCTCAGCCTTGGAACAGGGACGTGTGATACATAAGCCCGTCATTAGTGGCGGCAGCTGGGATGGCTCGACCTATGAGGATGCGTGGTCAGACAACCGGGCTTGGGTGCTCCGAGATTTGATGACCGATGTCCGCGTCGGGCTCGGCAATCGTATTCCTGCCAGTCTCTGGGATGATGAATCGGCTGTCGCTGCGGCTCTGTATTGGGATATCGAGCCGATCGGGGGCACGAAACGGGACCAGTGTAATGTGATTATTGGAGATCGCCGTGCTGCTTGGGATTGGATTAAGATGATTCTTCAGGAAGCACAATCACTTCTCTTGCCTGTTGATGGCAAGTTTAAGCTCATTGTGGATCAAGACGGCACGCCAGATTTGGTCTACGCGTTTCCTGGCAACATCATCGAGGGGAGTATTGATCTCGTCCTAGGAGATGGGCAGGGGCGTATTTCTAATACTATCAGGGGGCAATTCCCTGATGCGACCAATAACTATACCAATCAGGTTCTCCAAGTGGTGGCAGACGATATTGGCAGTGAGCCGACCATCGAGACGTTTGTTTCACTTGCGACCATTACCAACGCGACACAGGCTTATTGGCTCTTACGTCGTGAACTCCTACGCCAACGCCAGGTTCAACGACGGTATCGCTGGCAGAGCCCCCAGACGGCCCTCGTGTCAGAACCTTTTGACCATGTTGCCGTGGTCTATGACACGACCAATTATGCGCGGGGCATCAGTGGCTACTGCCCTGCAGGGAGTACGGTCAGTCGGTTACTCCTCGACCGGCAGGTTACCTTGGCCGCAGCCACTACCTATGAAATCCGGCTGCGGCATCAGGCCGACAACACGGTCGAAACCCGACTCGTCTCGACGGTCGCTGGCATCTGGGGCGCAGTTGCCCCTACGGTGAATTTTACAACCGCACCGGCAGAAGGCGACCTGTGGGCCATTGGGGTCCAGAATACGGCACTTACGCATGTGCTGATCGAGAGTATCAGCGTCGAAGAAGACGTCTATACGCTGGAGGCCTCGGAATATGTGGCGGCACTGTATGATTATCCTGCGCCACCGGCCGAGATTCTGCCCCCTGCCGCCATGAATCGACGTCCGCTCCTCCTCTGGCATGCCTCAGCCGTGCAGGTCCAGCAGATGGGAGACGATGGGGTCAGTCGTGGCTATATCCAATTTGGCGTCACGCCACAACTCCTCACGTATGCCGGGACTGTCGCTGGGACACTCGTGCCTGCCAACCAAATTCGACTGGGGACGACAGAGCCCTACTTAGAGACGCTGACGATGGGTTACAGTACGTTCATGGACGATTATTACCAGGGGGCTCATATCGATCTTGTCGAAGGCACTGGCGCTGGACAAAGTCGCGTGATTAGCGGCTCGACACAAACCTGGGATGGCGTCAATCCGCCGCTGACGATTGCCACCGTAGACGTGAATTGGCTCACACTTCCCGATACGACGACTATCTATGTCATCCGCTGGGATCCCCATGCCGACACAGTAGGGTTTCGTGTCGAAAGCACCACCGATGTTGCTGGAGATCCCGCGACACTGACTTGGGTCGAGGTTGGGCAGTTCAGCGGCTTGACGGCGAGCATCAATGCCCCCGTAGATAGTTCTAATTTAGCCTATCGATTTACGGCACTCTCCCCGGGCAATATTGCGGCGATTGCCCCTGGCGATTGGGGACGCTATATTGTGGCGTTAACCATCGTCGGGGATACGACAGCGCCTGACCCACCAGCCGAAGAAGCGGGGGAGGCTTAGCGATGAGCGCGACTGGCGCCTATCGGAGCATTATTCTAAAATGGACGAATGCAAGCTCCGTTGATCTCGCCTCCACGGAGATTTATTCTGGGACCGTCAATGATCGGGCACTGGCGATGCTCATTGAAACCCAGGCCTCCATCCCTGGCACGCAACAGCGCTGGGTGCATACGGCGCGGACGCCAGGCGAGACGCGCTACTACTGGCTCCGCCATCTCGACCACTATGGCAACGCCAGTACCTATTTTCCCGTCAGTGCGACGGCCGGATGGTCTGCGACAGCTAGCGCTGTTCCTCCAGCGGATGTGACTCTCCGCGTCGTGGCGTTGACCGATGCAGCTACAGTGACGCCGGATGCCGATACGACCGATCTGGGCACGCTGGCTACCCTCTCCCAGGCAACCCAATTCAACACGCCCAGTGGCAGCCCGACCAATGGACAGCAACTCATTTTACGTATCAATTCTACGGTATCACGGGCGCTCACTTGGCAGAGCGGCTACCGGAGCACGACGGGGGCGACTTTACCAATCGCGACAACAGGCAGTAGCGTGCCAGATTATATTCTGTTGCGCTATCATGCTGGGGATAGCAAATGGGACTGTGTCGCACAGACTGTCTCCGCCAGTGGCGCTGGAGCAACGCAGGGGAAACACTCCCACTGGATTCCTGCGGCCGCGATGCTCCCTAGTGTGACCAATGGTGCAACCTGGGCGACGGTCGAAATGTCCACAAATACAAATACCTACCGCCTCTTGGCCTTTGCCAAAGGAGCCACGAAGCTCTATGCCGAGTTCGACGTAGCGTTCCCCAAAAAATGGAACGAAGGAACACTGACATTTCAGCCCTATTGGACGCTCAATAGTACGAGCACAAATAGTGCTGTGTGGGGATTACAAGCTATAGCCATGTCGGACAGTGATGCGCTCGATGTCGCCTTTGGCACGGCGCAAGAGGTTATAGATGCAGGACTGGGGACAGCCTATGATACGCATATCGGGAGCGAAAGCAGCGCCATGACGATTGCGGGAACACCAGCTGAAGGCGATCTCACCCATTTCCGGTTCTATCGTGACCCCACGAATGGCTCTGATACACTGGCGGTGACGGTATATCTGCTTGGTATCAAGTTGTTTTGGACCACCAACGCCGATACGGACGCCTAACGATGCAGATGCTCAACTGGTTTATCCAGCCAGGAACACAACGGGCGGGCAAATATCAGCTTGCAGCGACGACATATCCCTTGGATCTCATCTCTGGCAGTACGGGGGCCTGGTCTACCCGAATGTTGCGCGTGGGCGACACGAACCCCTGTCTGAAAGTGCGGCGCGTCAGTGATGATGCGACCAAGGATATTGGCTTTGCTGCTCAAGTGCTGGATACTGATGAGCTCTTTGATTTTGTCGGCTCCAGTAACTTTTTTGTGGATACCTGGTATGACCGCACGGCTAATGGGCGCCATGTCACGCAGGCGACACTAGGCAACCAGCCGCAATTAGGGGCCGCAGGCATACCGTATCTGGCGATTGGCAATTACCCAACATTGCTCTTTGGTGGGGCCGCGAGTCTCAATGCCAGCGTCAACCTCTCGACGTTTATTACCACCACTGCGGGCACGGTGCTGGCCATCTGGAATGTGAATAGTGGCAGTGGGACTACCCCATCTCAGGGCCGCCGTCTCTGGTCCCTCAACGGGAATAATGCAGGATATAGTCTGGAGACTGGGCTCAATGCTACGGCATTTGTGTTTGACACAGCCTTTAAAACGGCGCAGAAAACCGGGTTGAGTACGGGGACATCCTATGTGACCGTATGGCGTCGGAATGCCACGCAATTACGGCATCACACCGACGCGACGACTGCCGATCAAACAACCACAGTCGGGACAGGAGCCGCACTCACGTCTCCTCTACGCATTGGGAACAACACCACTGGTCCTGGCTGGGATGGTTATCTGACCGAGCTCATTTGCTATGATACCGAACTCTCGGATGCGGATCTTGACGTGATTGGGCCGTCCATGGCGACACCATTTGGCAACACCTGGACGTAAGGAGAGAGCACATGGCTACTACGACCACTGGGTCCCCCGCTTTTCATCTCAACAGCACAGATCTCCGCAAGATCGGCAAGGGGCTGCTCATCGCTGCAACGGGCAGCAGTGTGGCATATCTGGTTGAGCATCAGGTAGAATTTCTTCAGGCACTCGGGGCTCCTGTGCTCTATCCCCTCGCGTCTATGGGGTTGCATGCGCTCCTCAAATGGATCCAAGATACGCAGTAGACACCGCGACGATAAGGGGCCCTGCGTGTCAGGACGTCTCCAGGGGTTGTCCTATATGCCACCTCCCAGCCCGGCGCTGTCCATGCCACTGCGCATCCTCTTTATTGAGGACGATCGCCCACTCCGCGAGGCTCTGTGTGAGCTTATCCGCGCGTGGGCTGGGGAGGGGATGCAATGTATCGAAGTTGACCGGATCGAGGAAGCCTTACCCCTCATCCGGCAGGGGGCTATCGATATTATTGTCCTCGACTGGCGGATTTCTTTGCTCCCTGGCATCGATGTAATTGCACACCTCAAAGAGGCGATGCCACAGGATCAGCCGGCGATGCCCATTGAGATTATCAGCGGGGATATCAGCGACGCGGAAGGCCTGGCCGCCATTCAGGCTGGGGCAGATGATTACGCCCAGAAGGGGGCCGAGTTGCGGGGGCGATTTTTGCGCATGGTGCAAAAATCGTGGGCACGGTGTCAGCAACAACGGGAAGCTTACCGGCTACTCCAGTGGTTCGAGCGGCACGCCACGAGGGGGGATGATGCCGCCGAATGAGCTTAATACGGCCCTCTCTCAGCAATATCTGGATATCGTAAGTGACTTGGCGACTATTCGTGCGCGGCATGAGGTATGGCACCCACTGTTGCAGGACTTGCCCGATACGCTGGCAAGAATGGATGAACGGGTGAAGAGCGTGGAGAAGATGGCAAAAAGTCTGCGGATGTTGTTAGTCGCTCTCCTCATACCCTTTCTCATTTTTGCCGGGTCCCAGGCTTGGGAAGTGTTTCTGAAAGTCAAGACGATGCCTACGGAAATGCGGTATAATCGTCCCGTGCCGACTGGGCCAGGTCCCTAATGCGACGGTATCCTGATTGGCTCAAATTAGGCTGGCTGCTCGCTATGGCGCTCTACACCATGGCGCTGATACAACAGCCTGCCACCGTCACGCCTGCCACTGCGCAGGCCGTGATCTGGGGCAATACACGGAGCCGCATCTATCATATACCGGGGTGCCGGCAGTATCCCCGGACACAGCCGCCCGAGTGGTGGCGCCCGTTTGCGACGGAAGGTGAGGCCATGCAGGCTGGCTACCGCAAGGCCTTGACCTGCCCAACACCTCCACGACAGGAGTAATGATGTATACACATTATCGGCGGGTCTGTGTGTTTTTGTACACCTGCGCGCTGTTCGCCCTCGCGTCCGGTCTTGTCCTGCTCGCGTGGCTGATGTCGCTCGATGGCCCCAGGCGGTGTTGGTTGCTCCTCCTCGTGTGCGCGCCCCTGTTCCTGAGCACCCCGTCGCTCACATGGGCAGCATCGGCAAAGACGAGACAGGCCTGTATGACCATAGGCCAGCTGGCACATCGGCTGGCCATAGCTCGAGACCTCGCCATCAGCCCGGAGCACGTCTGGATCACCATGACCCCAGAACTCCGACAGCAAGAACCGCGCTTCCGGGGGCATGTGCGGGACCTGATGCTCACCATTTACGGCACCCCCCAGATCCCGCCCGCCCGCTGGCAGACGATGTATACCGCCGCATGCTTGCACAAGCAGTCACTGAGCCGCGAGCTCGCTCAAGCTCCTGGGCGGTGGTAACAATGGTACGCCCAGGGCCCTATGAGGCGTATGCCCTGAGCACGGGGCGTCTCCATCACAATGCGCAGGCGCAATTGATGCCGTTTTTCCCGCCATGGCTCTGGCAGCATGTCCACATCCGCATCGTGATGGATCCTTGGGGACGTCATGCCGAGACGCTGGGCTGGCGAGGGGTGCTCGTTATTCGCTCGACCATCTATGTGCTTCCGGGGATTCTCGATCTTGAAGGGCCGCATCATAGGGTGACATGGGGTTGGACGACGCCTGAAGGCTTGGCCAATTGGGCACACGAGCTGAAGCATGTGGAGCAGTGGTGCATGCACCCCTGGCGGCTGCTGTGGCAATGGGGGTGGGGATTCCTGCGCTCGTTGCGGCAGGGGCGATGGTATATTCACACGTATTTCCCCTATGAACAAGAGGCCATTGCCTTTGAAGCGATTGTACGGGCACGGCTCCGGGCAGCGCAATGATATGCTTCTGCGGGGGTCATAGGAGCTCTTCTCTATTGAGACTCCCTCCCACGCCTGTTGCCCGGCTGCATCGCAGCCGGGCAAAGTCAGTCTCTCGCCGCCCTCCCTGCCCGCAGGGGTGGGAGGGCCTCGGTGCAAGGGGCGCGCGACATCAATCCTGTACGCGACGTAACTCATCGGCATAGGCGCGTTGAAACGTGACCTGATAGACGCCTGGCGGATAAATATGGTCCCCATGCTCAGGATGCGTAATCACGACGCCATGCGGGGCCTCAATCACGGGACCATCTAAGGCGGTCGGGTGGGGTAGGAGCCAGAGACGGACCGTGGAGAGATCGACACAATGCCGAGAGCCTTGGGTCGCTCCCGGGGCCAGCTGTCCATGGGGATAAGGCCACGGGAGGGCTCCAGGGGGGACGGTAGCCAACTTGGCAAAATACAGATCGCCCTGCCGGGCAAATTTTTTGCCATAGGGTACATCCGCAAGAGCTTCGGCGCTCACAACGAGTGGGGCATCATTGGCAATGCGCTTCCCATACTCTTGTAAGGCGGGAAGAGTATCCTGCGTGTCGGCTATACCGATCTTCTCCCAATCAATGCGCCATACGGGTGAGGCACATGCTGATGCATCATGCATGCAATAGCATTCGTCACAATGGATACAAACGAAATCAAATTTTTCTGCGAGCTCATTATTGCTCGTCGTCTCTGCGATCATGAGGCATGTCCTTTCGTGATTAACTTTGCACGA